GTCCGGGAGATACAGAAAGATTTTCAGCAGCAGCTTTTTGACGATGAAAAGATGCAGAAGCAGAGCATATCACTTTCTATCATCCTAACAGCGGATAAAATCGCCACAGAGACGCTTTTTAAGGACGGGCAGTATATTTCTATTGATGAAGCGAAAAAGGTCTTAATTGACCGGAATGAGCTGTCTGACAATGAGCGGTGCTATCGGTACATAATGGACAAGGTTGCTATGAATGGCATGAGGTTTGATGATGATACCAACTGCGAGAAGTGGGGCGTTATCCGGGACTATGTGGATAAAGATGTATTTAAGGGAAAATATGCGGTATTTTATACGCAATCTCTTGACGAACTATGCAAAATTGGAGGTTTTTCCAAAAAAGCGTTTTTGTCATGGGCGAATAAGAAAAACCTTTTATCGCATTCAGCAGGAAAAAACACGAAACCTACTAAGATAAATGGCACTGTATGCAAGTGTGTTTGGCTGAAAATCGAAGAAGTTTCGGAGGTTGAAACTGATGAAAATGGATTTATTCAGGTTGATGAACAGATGGAATTGCCGTTTGATTGATGGTAACCCTTTTGTAATGGTAACCCCTTTTAACCCCCTTCCGAGGGTTTATCTTACAGGAGGATATAAATGTGTATATATTATACAAATCCCCCTTTTATTTTTAAACATGACAAAAAGGGGTCACGGGGGTTAAGACCTGATAAATACTGCATTTTTAGGGGTTACCTAAAAAAGTTACCTGTAGTTACTAATCATATAAAAGGGTTACGTCAGGAGGGAAATACATGGAAAATATGCATGTAAAAGAAGAATTTAGAGAGATTGAGGGATATGCAGGCATATACTTTGTCAGCAATTACGGAATGGTTATAAACAATAAGACAGGGCGTGAGATGGTTCCGTATTATGGGCAGAATCCGCCAACAGTGTTTTTGCATAATGGAACGCAAAGAATAAGCCAGCCTATATGTATGTTAGTCGCAAAGGCATTTGTTGACAATCCAAACAATTATGAACATGTGCGTTTTATTGATGGAGACAATCGGCATCACAGGGCAGATAACTTGGAGTGGGTGGAATCAGCAGAAGATTAGGAGATTATCATGCAGGAAAAAATAGAGGAAAGGCATAAAGAGATTTCTCGCATACAGAATACGATATGGGCAATGTATAAGGATTTTCTGTCAGACCATGATATGACAGCATATAACCGGAAGATGGGAGAACTGACAAAGGAGTATTACGATAAGAAAGATAAACAAATGCTGTCTTTTTGTCAGAATATTTTAATTTCATGGTGCCCTATCATAAACGGATTTGCGGAGGAATTTAGGAACTCACCTGATTAAGCATAAAGTATCAAACTGCCCGCAGTGGTGCAGGAAAAGGAGGGATAAGGGAAATGATGACGCAGGAAAATAAAGACAGACTTCTTGAAATGATAAAAATGCGTCTTGATGGTTGTACATATCAAGAAATAGCTGAAAGATACGGCGTTACAAGACAATGCGTTCAGCAATCCATATCGAGTTTCATGGGAAAAGAAAGGTCTGTGCGGAAATCTTCACTTGATAGATGTGTTTATCCAAATATCAAAGCATGGATGCTTGATAATAATATTTCAATGATTAAACTTTCTAAAATTTGTGGATTAGCTGAAACGCATATAGGCGCAGTCAGAACAAAACTGTGCGGAGAGCGTGATTTTAAAATTTCTGAAATCAAAGCGATTCTCAAAGAAAGTGGAAAAACATTTGAATATATGTTCAGCACGGAGAAATCTGATTAAAAGGCAGGTGATACCATGCGCAGAAAATGCCACACCTGCCTATGCCGGACATGCTTAACTGTATGCGGAAAGTGTACGGGGTGTAAGGGGAAAGTAGAATCTTGTGGGGATTACAATGGCTTTTGGCAGATAAGCATTTTCGATACGCCCCAGGAGCCGCAGAACCATTCAGTCCCCCGGCATTCATGGCAGCATTATGGAATCAGAAAAGAGCGGTATAGGCAGTTGACAGAGTACATACAGTCCGGCAGATATGCCTCTGTGGCACGTCAGGCGGCTCATACAGCCAATGAAACGATTGCAGAGTACATTTTACTGTCTGTCTCGCAAAACAAGTCCTATGACGCTCTTAGAGTGAAATGGGAGCTGAAAGAAATGGAGCGGATACCATACTGTAGGACGGATTTTTATGGGATTAGGAGATATTTTTTTAGTATTTTTAATGAAAAAATGAAGGAGATAGGGAAATGAAGACATTTGAACAGAAAATTGCAGAAGTGGTAAATGAGAAGTTGAATGATGGTACTGTGGAGAAATTGGTTGAGCAGTACATAGAAAAAGGCGTGTCAGAAGCGCTGAAAGAAGTATTTTTTTGGAGCGGAGATGGAAAGAAGCTGATTGAGAAAAAGCTGAATGAAACCATTATTCCCGTCATTGAGCATCATGACTTTAATCAGTATCTCACAAAACTGGATTCTGTTTTGATGGAGATTGTTAATAATACAACCCTTTCAGATAACAAGAAGATGTTAGAAAACTTTAAAGAACTGATGAAAGAGCCAGAAACAAAAGAAATAAAGCTGTCAGACATATTCAAACGGTATTGTCAGCACGTTGCGGAGAATGTCAGCACAGATGATTTGGAAGCGTGCTGTGGCAATGGGGAGCCATATTACGAGCATGTGACCGCAAGCATGGAAGTGAAACACGAGGACAAAAGGTGGCTTAAATCCAGTTTTGATAACTGCATTGTAAAATTCATTTGTGAAGAGGACGAGGAATTAAATTGCCAGATTAGACTTTACAAAGGCACAAACGAGAAAAATTGGAATTTCAGAGGATACGGGGATTCTATCGACATTAACTCCCTGCGGAATCTAAGCGACTTTGAAGTATTCCTTATGACGTTAAAGCGTGGATTTGTGGATATTGTCATGGACAAAGAAACGGATTGCGATGATTATATTGAGCCGGAAGAGAAGCCAGAATGGTCGCTTGGATAAATTACAGTTTGTTTGATAAGGAGTTAAGGAGGATAGGGAAGTGAGTGATAAGCAGGTAAAGGAATTATTAAAATTACATGATACTGCTCTTGAATATGATTCCGATATTCAAACCACGACAGACACAATCGTTGAGTATAGGATAAAGATGGTTGATAAAAAAGACAGCCAGATATTAAAATCTATTATTCCATTGCTGGATACGCTGATTTATGAAGCCAGCCAGTACAAGGAATGGCTTGAAGAATTGGAGGATTGAAATGGGAAGATGTAAGGATTATGTTGGGGTGGCTTGCGTTGATGGCTCCTGCCCCAAGGCAAATGCGGAAGAATATGCAGAAAGGTGTATGGACGTAATAAGTGATTGTGATGACTGCTTTTATTATAAAGGCTGTGAAGATTGCGCTTTATCTGGCACTGAATATTGTGATAAAAGTAACACTGAATAACTTGGTACAACTCCCCCTAAAATCTCCTGTACAATAGAATCAGGAGATTTAGCGGGATTGTGGAGGGAAAGGGAAATATGAGAGATAGATTTGATATAGACCAAGTAATAAAAATAACAGGATTAGGAATTCATGCGGAACAGGCAGACGGTGGAGCAGATTTTGATGTCGCTTGCCAAATTGCAGTAAAAAAGCTGTGGAAAATTAAGGAATATGAATCTTTGGAGGGACAAAACAAACTGCTGAGACTGCCGGTTGCGGTTGGGGATATAATTTGGGATATTGATTTTGGCAGACCATGCGGCTATGAGGTTACGGGATTTTCTTTTGGAAGTTTGAATGATGATGATTGGGAAGAAGAAAAGGTTTTAGACAAAGTTGTCGTTTACTATACAAACTCAAACGGAAGTATTACAGGAAATTTTGCGGTAAGTGAAATCGGCAAAAATGTTTTCCTAACCAAAGAAGAAGCCGAATCCGCATTGAAAGAATTGGAGAGGGGTAAGGGAAATGATTAATGATTTGATTAGCAGAAGTGCATTGATGCAGTCTTTGAGAAATAATGTGTTGGTTGACGTGACACCAAATTTGGAACAGGCGATTGAAGAACAGCCTACCGCCTATGACGTGGATAAGGTTGTGGAGCAGTTGGAACAACAAAAGAATCAATATTTTAGGCGGTCAGATGAAATAAAAAATAGGTTTGGAGAAAATTTTGAAAGTCATCGGCTTTTTTCAAAGGCTTGCAGTTATGATAATGCAATACAAATTGTAAAATCCGGCGGCATTGAATGAAATCGGTGATTGTATGGGCGGTGGAATATGGATAAGCTAACTCCAAAGCAGAAAGAAAAGGTGAGGATATGTGGAGTGGAATAGACTGTGATTTTGTGGAATATACAGAACGTGGGCCATATTGTTGCTTGAATCATTGCGCTTGTGATTCTGCAAACTGTGAAATATTGAAGTATGGTGTTGGCAGTGAAGATATTAAACAGGCGCAACAGGCACAGTGGGAAATTATGAATCAACATTTATGATTGAGGTGATAGAAAGTGGCACACCATGAACATTAAGCAGACAACAAGCAAACTGCAAAAAGCACTGATACAGCGTGGCTATATCTATAAAATCAACACATACCAGTTCTACAGCGAACAGCAGAACCGCATGATTACTGGCTACCGCATCACGCAGAAACAGCCATACTGTAAGAAAAACGGGGAAATGTCAGTGAAAGATGTGGAACTGCTGAATAGCTGTTCGCGGGTGGAAGTGTTGAAATGGTTTGTTGGGAAGTGGAAAGAAATCAACAGAAATAACGAAAGCGGTGGGAATATGGACGGTGATTAAATGAAAGGGTTAAGTGTAAAACAGAAAGCATTTGCTGATGAATATTTGAAGTGCGGAAATGCGGCAGAAGCATATAGAAACGCAGGATATAAGAATTTCAGTTCTGCGTCTGTAGAAGCAAACAAAACCCTAAATAACCCTAAAGTTGCCGCCTATATAGCCGAACGCCAAAAACAAATAGAGGATAGCCGCATAGCAGATGTGTCAGAGGTGCTGCAATTCTTTTCTTCCGTTATGCGCGGAGAAGTTAAAGACCAATTTGAAATGGATGCCGCGCTTTCTGACAGATTATCCGCAGGGCGAGAGTTGATGAAGCGATATGATAAGTCAGACGATGGAAAGAAAGATGCGCTTGCGAAGCTTGATGAAGTATTAAAAGAGATTGGCGGTGTTATCTGATGCCATTCAGCGTAAAACAGAGAGAATACTTTGACAATGCAAATAAACGGTGGAATTTCAAGACTGGCGCAACTCGTAGTGGCAAGACATACATGGATTACTATGTTATCCCAAAGCGCATCCGGGCAAGGATAGGAAAACCGGGGCTTGCGGTCATACTGGGCGTTACAAAATCCACCATAGAGCGAAATATATTGGAACCCATGCGGAATATATGGGGGACTGATTTAGTGGGTGGAATCAGCAGCTCAAATATCTGCTATCTGTTTGGGGAAAAGGTGTACTGTTTGGGCGCGGAAAAGGTCAGTCAGGTATCTAAGTTGCGCGGGTCCTCCATCAAGTATGTGTACGGTGACGAGGTTGCAGACTGGAACGAAGAAGTATTTGAGATGTTAAAATCCCGCCTTGACAAGCCGTATTCCTGTTTTGACGGGGCACTGAATCCGCAGGGACCAAACCACTGGCTGAAAGAGTTTCTTGAAAGCGAGGATTTAGACATCTACTGCCAAAAGTACACGCTGTTTGACAATCCGTTTTTGGACAAGGGATTTGTTGACAGCCTTTGTAAAGAGTACGCCGGGAGCGTCTATTACAAGCGGTACATATTAGGTGAGTGGGCATTAGCAGAGGGTTTAGTATATCCCATGTTTAGCAGGGAAAAACATGTTGTTAAAGGCGAGATAGAGTTTCATAGAAATAGCCAGTATTTTGTATCTATCGACTATGGAACTGTAAATCCGTTTGCGATTGGAGTGTTTGAATTTGACGGAAGAAAATCAACCATGATAAAAGAATTTCACCACAAGGGCGGCTCTGAAAACCGTGTTGATAATGAGAAATACTATAAACAAATGTGTGATACGATTGGAAAATTGCCGATACAGTATATTCTTGTTGACCCATCTGCGGCAGGGTTTATAGAAACCATAAAGAAATATGCAAAGTATATTGTAAAGGGCGCAGATAATGACGTATTGAACGGAATACAGGAGGTCACAAAGTATCTGAATATGGGACTTTTAAAAATACATGAAAGTTGTGTAGAAACCTTAAAGGAATTTGAGGGTTATGCGTGGGACGATAAGCACGATGACGAGGTTATAAAGGAAAATGACCACCATATGGACTTGATAAGGTATTACATATGGGGAATCGCAAGAAAACTGAACAGATGGATTGTCTGATGTGTTGCATGAAGCATCTGCCAATGTGGTAAGGAGAGGATAGGGAAATGGAAAAAGTTGAAATCCATGGGCTGGACAATAACCCCTTGAAAGATATGAATGGAAAAGTTGTGCATTTGGGAGACACATTATCATTTGAGGGAGAAACTGCCAAAGTTACATGGTGGGAAGAACAGGAAAGATTTTATCTCGATTTTGGGAATTGCCGATTTGAAATTTTGTTTTATACATGGTTACGCAGAGATTTTGAAATTGTGGAGGATTGACAGAATGAGCATGATTAGCGATCAGATAAACAAATTGAGAGAAGCGGTAAAATCATACAGACCATATGTTCCGTATTATGTGATTGGGCTTTTACACAATGCCGCCGACACCATAGAATCCCTATCTGCCAAACTGCAAGCGAAAGAGTATTGTGACGGATGCCCAGGAGCAGATATTAAAGAAATTCCTTGCACAGAAGAATGTAAAAGACGACATTTTAAAGCGGAAAATATGCAACGGTCAGCGGAGGATTGCGGCGGTGGGTGGATATACTGCGGTGATGGGAATAATCTTCCAGAACCCGGAAGGAGATACCGAGTTACAGCGCTGTGGAAAGATGGAGATTTTGAAACACGCTCCGTGTATGATTTGGTATATGGAACTGATGGACTTTGGCACGGAGAAAATTATACTCCAGTTTCTTTTGAAATTATAGCCTGGAAACCGTTAGAAGAACCATACAGAGAAAATATAGAAGAACGCGTTAGAAAATCTATTTTGGGAGTTGCTCAAATGTCTGATAAAGCATGGGCAGCTTATAGGAAAGAACAGCGCACACTTAGAAGAAGCAAAAGGAGATAAGAATGAGCCTTAACCAATCCATCACCCACGGAAAAGAACGCCGCAAGCCATACCGGGGAGCGAAAAAGATAAAAAATAATGGAGGATATGGAAGTGTATAAAGATAATAATTCACTTGGAATGTGCATAGCAAAAATAATTGGCTGTGTGATTTTAATATGCTTGATTGCATCATTCAGTCGTTCTTGCAGTAGAAGTGATAGGAATATGGTTTCTATCAAAGAGGGATATTGTTATGACTGTGATACGCAAATAATCTATATCGAATCTTATGCTGGAAGATACGGACTGGAAACAACATACACACCGTATTACAATTCCGACGGTGATTTGTGCAAATACGATTTAGAAACAGAGAAATGGATTCCGATTGAACGCTAAAAGGCAACTGCGGCATGTGCAGGAGTTGGAAGAATATAACGGTTAGGAGATGCGGAGATGAAAAAGAAAATAAAAGGTATGTTCTGGAAACATTGGAATTGCCTACCATGGCTATTGTGCGGAATATCTGTTTTGGTAGACGGACAAGTCAAAATGTATCAATATCTGCTTGTTCTGATTGCTTTATTGATTTTGATTTGGCGTAAACTTCCGACTGATGATAGGTGATTAAATGGGACTGATAACATGGATAAAGGAGAAATTATGATAACGGCAAGTGAAGCAAGGGCAAAGACAGAAGCGGTGAGAAATGACAGAGTATCTCGCGAAATGAAGAGGATTGAGCAGGAAATTGAGCAGGCTATCTGTAAAGGCGATAACAATATTGCCTTAGATGGCACGATAAAAAGGGAAACAGTCGAACATTTACGGAGTTTGGGATATGAGGTACACGTTGGCAGTCAATACAACGAATCCTATTTCACAATCAAGTGGTAAGGCGGTTATAACATGGGTTTAATTTCATGGATAAAGGAGAAATTCAAAATGCTGTTTAAAACGGATGCTGAAAAGGCTTTCGGTGTGGAAACGTACCTGTCGCTGGAAATGGACGCTGCTATTAAGCTGTGGGGGCAGTTGGAGAGCGGAAAGCCGCCGTGGGTAGAGGGCGATACCCGGACTATCCGCTTTTCAAACACCGTTGCCCGGGAACTGGCTAAGCTGATTACACAGAATATTGACATTAAGGTGCAGTCAAAATATGGAACCGGGGAAACTGCCAAGAGAATCCAGAAAGCCATTGATGACCATTTTCTGAAGAATGCCCAGGAAAACATGGAAAAGGTGATTCGGCTGGGCGGCGTGATGGCGAAGTGGAATGGGAATGGCATGGACTATATACCGCCGGACAGATTCCTTGTCACGGATTTTGACAGCAACGGAAATATTACCGGTGTGATATTCTTCTCTTTTCACCAGAAGGGTAAGAAATTCTATACCCGTGCAGAGTGGCACAGGTACGAAGGTACAGCAATGCACTTGAATGCAGACGGAACCGCAACGCCCGTTAGTCTGTACCGGGTATCAAACAAGGCCTTTGTGTCTGATGCTCAAGACCAGATAGGACATGAAATTTCCCTAAAAAACACAAAGTGGGCGGACATTGTGCCGGAGTTTACAGCAGAGAACCTTGAAAAACCTTTATTCGTGTACATAAAGAACCCATATAGCAACACCGTAGACCCGGACAGTCCCTTAGGGGTATCGTGCTTTAGCGAGTGCATAGAGGAGCTGCGATGGCTGGATATCGCAATGTCAACACTGGGGGTGGAAACAGAGGACTCCGAACCGAAAATGATAATCGGTCAATCTGCAATACAGTATGCAGAAGCAAACGGAATTGAACTTCCGAGAATGGTACTCAAGACCGGACTGGACGATATGACAGATAAGCCATTTGAGCAGTGGCAGCCAACTCTGCAAGTTGCAAGCCGGACAGACGGGATAAACTTCCTGCTCTCCATCATTTCTTACAAAACGGGCTTTGACCCTGGATATTTCGTATTTAACGGTCAGACAATATCCGTTGCTACTGCCACACAGGTAGAAGCCACGGAACGGCGCACAATTAACACCGTGGGAGATTACCGGGACATTCTATCATGCCCTGACAGCAACGGAGACGGGCGTATAGGGGCGATTCATGACATAGCCTATATAATGGACGCTATGGCTGTTATCAACGGGGAATCGGCTCCTAGCGAGTTTGGGAACTATGAAATATATGCTGACTTTGCAGACCTCACGAGAAATGCGGAGGAAGATAGGTCAAGGGCGTTGCTGCTAACGGACAAGGGATTCTATCCTAAGTGGTACTATCTGGTGCATAACGAAGGATTTACAGAGGAAGAAGCCCGGGCTATTGTGGCAGAAGCCAAGAGCGAGAATGAGCCGCAGGAAGGATTGTTTGGGGAGGAATAGAAAAATGACATTACAAGAAATGGTAGATAAAATTATAGAAGCATGGACACCGATTGCGGAGCAGATAGAGAAGTTAGCAGAAGCATTTCGGAAAGCCTTTGAAAAAATTGAAGAACACAAGCGGCTGCTGTGCCGACCGCCGAAATGGTACGCCAAAGCCAACAATCCTGCCATGATTGTAAGTAGGCGCAGGGTGTATCATTGCAGGGATAAGTGTTAGGAGGGATAGGGAATGAATTTATTAGAGCATTATATCAAAGAAGTATATAGCGTGGAGGATATTACGGAAGAATTTAAGAAGCATGTCGGGCATTCGCCATGCAGACCAATGGTAAAAGTAAAAATGAGAGTGAATTGTTATGGCAGGGAAGAAGATACAGAAAGCACATTCTTTATTGATGAATGGGAAGAAGCGCAGAAGCAAGGTTATTACATGGTATAACAAAGTGATTTTATGAGAATCAGACAGCACATAGGGAATGTTGATATACAACTGAATACTGATAGGATTGACCGCAATATCAGAGAGGCACAAAAGCTGTTGAATATGCAGGTAGTCGCCGACTGCGACCCTCTAATACCGTTCCAGCAGGGTGCACTCCGAAACAGCGTGAACTATCCGCAGGGGATATACGGCGGAGAGATTGAGTATAACACGCCATATGCACATTACCAGTATGAGGGTATCGTATATGGCCCGAATATCCCCATAAAGGACACAGAGGGCAATGTAACGGGTTGGTACTCTCCGCCAAAGAAGAACCCGACAGGCAGACCACTTACATATCACACAGAGGGGACTGGCGACCATTGGTTTGAAAAGGCCAAGCAGCAGCACAAGCAGGAATGGATAGATTTAGTCAAGAGGACAGCAGGAAAGGAGTAGGGGAATGGAAATCAAGGAAAAAATCGCTAAAATAGCAGATACATACGGATATGACGCGCAAAGCCGCCAGTGCATTGAGGAAATGGCAGAACTGACGCAGGCTATCAATAAGTTTTGGAGGAAAGTTTTAAAATGTGGAAGAAATCACGAAATACAAGTCGTGAAATGTAATAATAATCTTTTCTTTCCTAAAGAACACGATAATTTGATTGAAGAAATTGCAGATGTCCAGATTATGTTGTGGCAAATGGAGCATTTGTTAGGTGCTGACATTACGCCTATTGTCGAAAAAAAACTCAATCGTCAGATAGGAAGAATTGAGGATAAAATCTGATGTTGCCGCCGGAATACTTCTACGGAAAATCAGACCGCATGATAGAATTGTATGAGCAGTTGCAGATGTGGATTCTAAAAGACATAACCCGCCGCCTACTCTCTGCCGGAGAAATGACCGCAACCGCCGACCGACTTATCTGGAAATTAAAGCAGATGGGCGAGAGCCAAGCGGCGATTGAGCAGAAATTGCGGAAATTAACAGGACTGACGCAGAAAGAGTTGCGTTCCCTTTTGCAAGATGCCGTTCTGACCTCTTGGGAGGACGATAGAGCGACGTTAGGGCAGTTAGGCATAGAATTATCCAATCCGCTCAAAAACGCCGCTGTAATCCGTGTTATGGACGCAGAATTTAAGAAGAGTTTGGGCGAACTGAACAACCTCACACGCACAACTATGAAGCAATCACAAATTGACCTTATCAATATGCTTGGCGAAGCTGATCTGCGAGTGGCGGCAGGTGTGCAGAGCTATTCTGCCGCGGTGTGTGATATTCTGGATAGGTATGCCGGACGGGGGATATATGTGGACTATCCGAGTGGCACACGGAGGACACTGGAAGCGGCGGTGCGGTGCTGTGTGGTTACGAACCTTTCACAGACCGCGTCAAAGGTTAGTTTAGAATACATCAAAGAAGCAAAGACAAATCTCGTATTAGTGTCGGCGCATCTGGGCGCGCGAACAGCGCAGAAAGGCAGACCGCCATACGCAGACCATAGCGCATGGCAGGGCAAGATATTCCATATAAAAGACGAAGATTTAGAAAAGCTGACTACCGTTTAACGCTTTCCAGATACATAGCTATAGCCTTGTCAAATAACTTGCTTAATGGTATGCCTGTTTCCTCTGAATACGCTTTTAACTTTGCATACAATTCTTTGTCAATGGCGGTTGAAATTGCAGTGCGGTTTTTCAAGTTTCTATTTGAAGCCATAACAAATACCTCCTTTGAGATACATTATAAAACTTCTTTCAATTTATTGCAATTACTTTTTGAATATGATATAATTGAAATATATTGAAAGGAGTTGAAATAAATGCCAAAGTTTGAAGATTTAACAGGAAAGAAATTCAATAGGTTGACTGTTACAGGGAGAGCAGAGGATTATATTTCTCCGAAAGGTTATCGACTTGTTATGTGGAATTGTGTATGTGATTGTGGAAATAAATCAGTAGTTGCTACAGCGCAATTAAAATCTGGAAAGACAAAATCATGTGGTTGCTATAATGACGAGAAAAGAAAGGAAGATTTGACAGGGCGAAAATTCGGAAGATTGACGGTAATAGAAACTGCTGACAGAGGAGAAAGAGCAGGCAGGGCACAATTCTGGAAATGTAAATGTGAGTGTGGAAAAGAAACTGTTACAGATTCTTATTCTCTCACAAGTGGAAGGACTAAGTCTTGCGGCTGTTATGCCAGAGAAAATAGCAAACACGCAAAAATAACAGAGCCAAAGCATGGAATGACACATACAAGAATATACACAATATGGCATCACATGAGGACGAGAACATCTGATAAGGCGACTGGAAAAGAGAGGGTAGACTATTATGAAAGAGGAATAAGAACTTGCCCCGAATGGGATAATCTCGAAAATGGTTTTGAGAATTTCTATAAATGGGCTATGGCGAATGGATATAGAGAGGATTTAACCATTGACCGTATTGATAATGATGGGAATTATGAACCGTCAAATTGTCGTTGGGCTGACGATTTTATGCAGGCGAGAAATAAAAGGATAAAAAAGACAAACAAAACCGGCTATTCTGGTGTTTACGAGCAAAGACCGGGGAGGTACAGAGTTACAATAAGAATAGACGGAAAGAACACAACAATAGGGCATTATGATTCATTGGAAGATGCTGTTATTGCAAGGCGTGACGCTGAATTGAAATATTGGGGACATACAAATATTGATATATGATGTGAGGGAATATGAGTGATACGAAATACCCAGACTTTATAGAATCAACTGGATATGGAACTGGCGACGGTTTGTGCGGGTGGAACTGTCGCCACCATTTTCGAGCATGGGACGACCGCCTTAGAAATCCCTATGTGGACGAAAATGGCAATCTGAAAATAGACAGTGAAGAAAACAAAAAGCGGTATGAACTCCAACAGAAACAGCGTGCTATGGAGCGGAGCCTGCGGGCATGGAAACGCAAGCTGATTGTCAAAGAGCAGGAAATTGCAGGTGTGGCAGAAACGGACGTTAAGGAGATATTGCAGAGGGATTATGACCGCATGGCGTATCAACTGACACAGAAAAACAAGGCTTACAATGATTTCTGCAAACAGAACGACTTGAAGCCGCAGTATGACCGCATAAAGGTAGCTGATTTCGGCAGGGAGCAGACAAAGCGGAGTAATGCAGGGGCAAGGAGATACAAAAAGGAGAAGAAAAATGAATAGAATAGTTACTTTGGAAAGTCTCGTAAGACGGATAGAGTTTGATAATAAAATGTTGGAACAACACCAGGAAAATGCTGATATGATAAGGAATCACATAGAAAGACAAAAGCAATATATTTTGGATTGCGTGTTAAAGAATTCTGATAATCCAGCGTTGAAAAACATAGTCTTATAATTGGTACAACCCCCGCCCGAATCTGTTGTAAAATTGTGGTAGGAGGTAGGGAAGATGAGCAAATGGATAAGAGAATTATCACCAAAAGATAAAAAATATGGCGACGGTTGGTGCGGAGATTTAGACAGATGCTATCGGCTTGATAGAAAATATATCGTAATGACACGTCTGATTAAGACAGATATTGGTGTTGTGGAACATTTTTGCATAAGAAACAAAGATAATACGGATATTTCTTGGTCTGAAAAGCAGAAAATCAAGAATGACATAGCAGGAAGAAAGCGAACTGCAATAGAAGTATTTCCGAGAGAGGATAGATTGATTGATGAAGCAGGAATGTATCATTTGTGGGTATTGCCTGAAAATTATGAACTTCCTTTCGGATTGCATAAGAATGACTGCAAAACCGAACCAATCGAAAGAGAGCTGATGTTAAAATGAATAGATGGGTAGAGTACAATAGCAATCCCCTTAAACGCCGTGTCGGCGATTGCGCCATTCGCGCGTGTTGCAAAGCCACAAACCGCACATGGAACGAAGTCTTTGACGCTCTGGTGCAGATTGCATACCGTCAGAAGGACGTTCTGTCGGCAAATAAGGTGTGGGGTGAATACCTGGCAGACAACGGCTATGTGCGCTATGAGCCGGACTGTCCTATGGACGTTTATAAATTCTGCTGCAACTTCCCACATGGTACATACGTTTTAGGCCTTGACGGTCATGTGGTGACGGTGGTGGACGGAAAATACTGGGACACGTGGGACAGCGGCGGTAAGAATGTGATTTATTTTTGGGAGAGGGGATAGACTATGACAATAAGAGAAGGGGCAATATTGACAGCATATACAGGAGTCAATTTATGCAAAGATTTTTCAAAAGCACATGAGTACATAGAGGAAATTATGGGAAGACCTGTTTTTACGCATGAACTTCCGGCTCTTGCTGAAGAAATAAAGAAGAAATCCGAAAGCGATTTTATGAAAATTATAGGAGAACAAAGTTAAGAATTGCAACCCCTCCCTAAAATTGCTATAATGAGGGAAATACAGAGCGGAGGTTTGGTTTATGTGTGAACACTGTTGTTGTTGGGATTCAAAAATTAGGGCGTGTATGCTTCATAATACAGTTCCGGGAGGTTGCAAAGATTTTCAAGACAAATTTAGCTGTGTGGATGCCGGAAAAGAAGAAAAAGAAAATTATATGCTCAATTTATTGAAAGGTGCTATACAGTCAAAATAGGGAGGTTCGGGAATGGAAAATAGGGATAATGTGAAGGAAAAAGAAGATAAAGATGTGTTCGTATTAGAGCTTCTTTCAGAGATTAAAAGACAGTCCAAGCGTTGGATGATTGCTTTCTTTATTGTGTTGACTTTATGGGCGGCTACGATTGGCGGATTTGTTGTATTCTTAAGTCAATATGAATTTGAGAGTTACACGCAGGACGGAAACGGATATAACAATATAAACACAGGAGAGCAAGGAGATGTCATAAATGGGACAGACATACCGAAAGGCGACCAAGAAGAACGGTAAAGCAAAGGGAGTAGCAAGAAAGAAGAAAAAGAAGTAGGTGGAACATTCTTGAAGATATGCGATTTTACCAGAAAGGAAATAGAATACTGCATAAGTGAATGTAATTTTACAGAGCCAGAAGAAGCGTTATTTTATATGAGATGCAAAGATGTTCCGCTCGAACACTGTGCAGAACAAATGAATATAAGCATATCTACTGTAAAAAGATTGAGCCGCAGGATGATGAATAAAATATTTAAGGTAAGCAATTTTTAGGGCGTTTCGGTTTGAAACGTCTTTTTTTGTAATAAATGGAAAATGGTATTGACAAATGGTTACACCAACTGTAAAATAATATGTGTAACCAATAAGAAAGGAGGTATCATATTGGGAAATGAAAAGCCCGGTAAGAGAACGGACGATCCTAAAATTTTTCAAACAAGAATAAGGATGTCAGAGGAAGATTTGATGTATCTTGAGTATTGTGTTGAAAAAACAGGGAGACCGAAAGCAGAAATTATTCGGGATGGAATTAAAAAAGTTTATTGGGAACTAAAAGAAAAGGAGTAATCATACATACTTGGCGGTAGCTGATTACTCCAAAATCACACACACCAAAAGGAGTATGCACAATCATTGTATCTTCTTTTGGTGTGATTGTCAAACACCGAAAGGAGATTTTTTATGCAGAAATTCTATAAAAACTCAATTATCTTTATGCTGGCAAGCATCAGCGATGAGAAATTTCTAAACCAGATACGCACACTGTTAAAACTGCATATACAGAAGAAGGGGGCGGCGGCATGAACTATAAGGAGAAGATCATAGAGTTGTTACAGAAAATTGACAACGCACGATTTCTTAAGGCTATCTACATTTCTGTCAGTGATTATGTGAAGGAAAGCGAGGAAACAGCATGAATAATATTCAAATTTTTAACAATCCAGAATTTGGGGAGATTCGCACAATTATTATTGAAAATGAACCGTGGTTCGTTTCAAAAGACATATCGGACAAGTTAGGATATGCGAAACCTGCCAACATGGTAAAGTTGGTAGATGATGACGACAAGCGAAATGTGCGGAGCTCCGATTTGGATCCCAGCTCAAAAGGAACGGTTTATCAGGTCAGCATGATAAATGAAAGCGGCTTGTATGCGGCTATCTTTGGAAGTAAGCAGGAGAACGCAAAGAAGTTTAAGAAGTGGGTAACGTCCGAGGTTCTCCCCTCTATCCGCAAAACGGGCGCATACGGACAAGCAAGACTTCCCATGACAATCCCCGAACAGATTCAGCTTATCGCACAGGGATACGGAGAACTTCACGAGGAAGTACAGACCATCAAGAAAGATTTGGAAGACTTCAAAAACGATATGCCAATCCTCGGCGTGGAGGAATCCAAAATCACAAATGCCGTAAAGAAAAAGGGCGTGGAGTGTTTAGGAGGAAAAGAAAGCAACGCATACAACGACAAGAGCCTTAGAGGGCGGCTGTATTCTGATTTACACAGGCAGTTACGGCGTGAGTTCGGCGTAAGTACATACAAGGCAATTAAGCGCAATCAGACCGACACAGCGGTATCTATCATCAAGTGCTATGCGCCGCCGCTTGTACTGGCTGAAACAATAGAAACCGTAAACGCACAGCAGACATTGGCAATGTGACACTTTTATGATACTTTTGAGAAACTTTTTAGAGACTTTGATGAACTGTCAGAGTCTCTTTTTTTATGCCAAAATATAATCATGAACACGGAAATGCTTTTCAATTTGTGGGGCTTCTGCCCCAATTATAAAAGCGCAAGTGACGGTATTATGCTTGACATGCTACTAAAATCCATGGAGGAATCGGAAAATGCCATTAACAATGAATCCAGCGTTAAATCAGCAGATGGCGCAGTTAGAAAGGGAATACGAACAGCGCAAGGCAAACATTATGCAGAGCTTTTATAATCATCCACAAGGCGGTAGTTGGGGACAGCAGAGCGCACCGGCACCCATGCAAAATGTAGACTGGATTAGAGTGTCTGGCATTGACGGAGCAAAAAACCAGATTGTACAGCCGGGACAAACCGTTTGGATGATGGATAACAATGAGCCATATTTCTATGTAAAATCCGCTGATAATGTCGGTAGCTGTACTTTCCGCATATTTCAATTTGCAGAAGTGCAGGAGGTTGCGCCCGAACAGCCGGAGCAACCACAAATAGACCTCTCTCAATACGTCCAGAGGGGCGAATTTGAGCAGTTAAAGGCACTGATTGAACAATTAACCAATGCACAAGAAAAACAGACTGTAAAGGCGAATAAGGAGGTTGTGAGCAATGGCGAATCCATTAATGGGAATGATGGGAAGCAAACAGGCACGGGGCGGACTTCCGGCGCAAGGGGGAAATAAATTCTCCCAGATGATGAATGAATTTAAACGGTTCCGGCAGGAAATGCAGGGCGTGAACCCGCAGGATAAAATAAATGAGCTTTTGCGTTCCGGCAAGGTCAATCAACAGCAGATTGAACAGGCTAACCAAATGGCGCAGATGGCACAGGGATTGTTTAAAGGCATGTTTTAAATCGCTACATAACCGCTTGGCGGTTTTGTAAATAAATCACATATGGAGGTATATGTTACATGAATTCGGACGGATTATCAGCTTCTGACGTTGCTCTGTTAAGCGGCAACAACGGAAACAACAACGGCTGGGGTGGAGACTGGATGGGAATGCTTGCGCTTTTCTTCCTGTTCTCCATGTTCGGCTGGGGCGGCTTCGGCGGCTGGGGCGGTGGCTTCGGCGGTAATGGTGCTGGCGGCGCAATAATGGGATTTGCTACACAGGCAGACTTGCAGAGAGGATTTGACACGCAGACCATTGTCGGCAAGCTGGACGGCATTACCAATGGAATTTGCGACAGCACTACGGCTGTTCTTGGTGCCGTTAATGGTGTCGGTACGACCGTAATGCAGGGATTCCAGCAGGCAGAGATTTCCAGGTGTCACGACCAGGCGGCAATCATGCAGCAGCTTATGACGATGATGTTCAACGCGCAGCAGTGCTGCTGTGATGTTCGTGGGGATATCAAAGACCTGATGTATGCAGGGGCAAAGAATACCTGTGACGTTATCCAGTCTACCCACAACGACACAGACAGAGTGATTGCAAGGCTTGACCAGATGGAAGCGAACCGGCAGGCAGAGCGGATCCATGCGCTCGAACTGGAAAACCAGAAACTTTCCTTTGCGGCAAGCCAGCAGGCACAGAACGCATTCATTACCGCTAATCAGGAAGCGCAGACCGCGGAGCTTATCCGCAGACTTGGCAAGGATTACCCGGTCAATGCCGTGGTGGTTCAGCCTAACACGCCCGTATCCTTCCCGACAAACTGCTGCGGACAGTTCAACGGCGGCGGTTGGGGGAACGGCTGTAATGGTTGCGGCAACTGCTAAAAACTGAAAAATGAGTATCTTTTCCGTGAAACATCGGAAATGTTCGGCATGAGCCGTTATTACAACGTGGGAGGGCAGAACATTGATTCTGTCCTTTTGCGATTAACTGGACATTGATAACTGAATATTAGGTGGTAGTTTGTGGACTTCTGACAGCTTTAACATGGTACAAATACAGCCTGAATGTGTGAGAAAATATATATGTGGCTAGGGTAGCTCCCGAAAGGCAGAAAAGCCTATCTGCTTGCCACAATTCCAAAATAGGCACACACAGAAAGGCTATGTGATTATGGAAAATAAACATACAATCGGCGATTTAAGGCAAATGCAATCTCTACCGTTATCTGCAAAAATCCAAATGACAAGGCAACGCATAAGAGGCTGGGTTGATGAATTTGGAGAAGATGGTGTATATGTCAGTTTTAGCGGAGGAAAGGACAGCACAGTCTTACTTGATGTAGTCCGAAAAGATTATCCGAGCATTGAGGCGGTATTTGTGAATACTGGATTAGAATATCCGTCAGTAAGACAGTTTGCATTGTCTAAAGAAAATGTGACAGAACTGCGTCCAGAAATGAATTTCCGAGAAGTGATTATCAAGTATGGTTATCCAGTTATTAGCAAGCAAGTATCTCACAGCGTTGGAGTTGCAAGGAGAAATCCAAACGGAAATGTGATGAAAAATATATTTGACCCAAACAAAAAAGGTCAATATGCAATGTATAGATATTCATATCTCCTTAATGCCCCATTCTTTGTATCAGAAAAATGCTGTGATGAAATGAAAAAAAAGCCTATGAAAAGCATTTCAAAAAGCAAAAAGCCAATCATAGCAACAATGGCAGATGAAAGCAATTTGCGGAAAGATAGCTGGCTACATAACGGCTGTAATGCTTTTGGCATGAAAAACCCGCAAAGCAGGCCAATGAGTTTTTGGACGGAAAACGATGTATTGCAATACATATACGAAAACAAATTAGACATTGCAAAACAATACGGAACTGTGCTTATAAAACCTCAATTTTCAGATACGTTAGAAGGCCAAATAAATATTTCTGATTTGCTTTCAGATTATCGTGGTTGCGATTTCTGCACAAATGGATGTCGTAGGACTGGTTGTATTTTCTGCGTTTTTGGTATCACACAAGACAAAGATAGATTTATAAATCTTTCAGAAGAAGAACCAAAGTTATGCGATTATGTCATGCGTGGCGGTGAGTTTTCCGAAAGCGAAATGTGGCAACCGAGCAAAGACGGTCTGGGTTATTGGTTTGTTTTGGAATGGCTGAATGTGCATGGAAATTTGAAAATCGGAATACCAAACAGAGAATATTACATAGAGAAATACGGAACCGAAAGAGGGAGATCGCTTTTAACTGCATAACAGAAGTTTAGAAACTACCATCTAATATCAGTTGGTAGTTTTTTATTTGGAGGAAAATAACATGGCAGAATATACTGGAATTGCCTTGCAAACCGTAGACGCAGGGCAAAATGTTGTATTTACCGAAACCCCCGTGTGCGGTTCAAACTGTATTCAGCACAGGGAGGGGAGCGGCATTGTGAAATTGAGAGGACTTAC